GCAATTGTGAATGTGCGATAATGAACGGCCCCATGTCCAAAACGTATCTCAGACATGGTTGGTTGGCGGCGGTAAACAATCTCGCCTTCGCCGCATTGATAAGCGTTATACATATTACTTCCCCTCTCTATCGTTACGGCTGGCAAACGACACGCCAGCCAACATGCAAACAACCCATATCATCGCAAATGCGTTGAATGGAATATACTGTGATAAATCAAAAGCCATTGTCATTCCCTCTTTGCTGTTGATGCATTATCAGTAGGAACATTGTGCCAGATGTTAAAGATATATAATTTTACTGATTGGTTAAAAATAGTAACCAATCAAATCACATTCGAATGTGATTGCCTTGCCTGTATATTATAACGCGACAGGAACAGGATTCCGGTTCAACCCGGTGGATAGAGACCGGGCGGTCTCGTTTCTTGTGCGCCTCCGACACCATTTGGTCGCTCACTAATACACTGTTACACCCTGTAACCCGCAGAATTGCGTGCTTTTTTAGCTATAGGGGGGTGGTAGGCATTTAAAAACACCCCCCCCCGTCCCCGCCTTGCGCGGGGGGTGTGTACGTATAACTAAACAGACATCGAGGTGTGCCCCCCACCCCCCGTACTCCTTTGTTTTTGATCCCCCAGCCAAAAAAATTCTAAACTTTTTTGCTTGCCAAACTGTAACAATAAAGTGTAACAGTGCTGCACAACAAAAAACGGGAGAAATACGTTGGCAGTTTATGGATACACACGAGTCTCGACTGAGGACCAGATCGAGAACACATCGCTCGACGACCAAGCACGCCAAATCCAAGGCATCGCGCTCACACACAATTTGGAACTAGACCATATCTACGAAGAGCGGGGCGTCTCCGGCGGTGTCCCACTGCTACGCCGAGAAGAAGGCTGCAAGCTGGCGTTCCTCCGGCCCGGCGATACCGTCATCGTATCGAAGCTGGATCGTATGTTCCGTGACGCACGGGACGCACTAAACGTGATTGCCGACTGGGAAACGGCGAACATTAATCTCATCATCAACGGCTATGGCAATGTGATGGACAAGGCCAACCCGAACGGACGCTTCATGCTAGAGATCATGGCCGTCTTCTCCGGTGAGGAGCGCCGCCGTATCAGAGAACGTGTCACCGCCGGTAAGAGGGCCAAGAAGTCACAAGGCGGATACGTCGGTGGCAAAGTGCCGTTCGGCTTTAAGAAGTCCGGCACAGGCCGCAAGGCCAAGTTGCACCCAGAGCCAAACGCGCAGGACGCGCTCATCACCATGAAAGCCGCACGCGTTAAAGGCCATAGCTACCGCGATATTGCCATTATAGTTGCAAAGCGTCATGGTATCACGGTAAGTCACCAAACAATCGCACGCGTAATCCGGGGAGATAAGAATGACGAAATCTGAGCCAAACTTCTTTCTGGAGTTTTTGAAGAAGTACCGCGATGATCCCGTCGGGTTCGTGCGCGATATTCTAAGGACTAAACCGGACCCGTGGCAAATCGAGTTTCTGAAGGCGATTAGTTCGGGGGAGCGTCGTATCTCCGTCCGCTCAGGCCACGGTGTCGGTAAGTCCACGGCTGCAAGCTGGGCCATGCTGCATTACTTCCTGACGCGCTATCCAGTGAAGGTTGTTGTGACTGCGCCGACATCCGCACAGTTGTTCGATGCGATGTTCGCGGAACTGAAGCGATGGGTGAATGAACTGCCCGACGTGCTGAAGACTTTGATCGAGGTGAAGGCCGACCGTATCGAGTTGAAGGCCGCAGCCAGTGAAGCGTTTATCTCCGCCAGAACGAGCCGCGCTGAAACGCCGGAAGCGTTGCAGGGTATCCACGCCGACAACGTGCTGCTTGTCGCCGACGAAGCGTCCGGTATCCCGGAGAGTGTGTACGAAGCTGCGTCCGGTTCTATGTCGGGCCACAATGCAACGACGCTTCTTCTCGGAAACCCAACGCGAAACAGCGGGTTGTTCTACGATACGCACAACCGCCTGAAGGGGGAATGGAAAACATTCCACGTTAGCTGCCTCGATAGTCCGCGTGTATCCGATGCGTTCGTTCGAGAGATGCAGTTGCGGTATGGCGAAGACAGCCCGGCGTACCATGTGCGTGTTCTTGGTAACTTCCCGCCTCGTGAAGAAGATACTGTTATCCCTGTCGAGTTGATTGACAGCGCCATGAACCGCGAGATCAAGATCGCCAAGCAGACGAAGAGTGTTTGGGGCTTGGACGTTGCGCGTATGGGTTCCGACGCTTCCGCATTGGCCAAGCGGCGCGGCCCGGTTGTTGAAGAGATACAGACTTGGAAAGGTCTGGACCTGATGCAGCTAACCGGCGCAGTAGTGGCTGAGTTCGAGGCGCTTGTACCTTCCGAGCAGCCAGTCGAGATATTGGTCGATAGCATCGGGTTAGGGGCGGGCGTTCTCGACCGTCTGCGCGAACTGGGTCTTCCAGCGCGTGGGATCAACGTGGCGGAAAGCCCCGCGATGAAAGGGACTTACGCCAACCTACGCGCCGAATTGTGGTTCAAGTGTAAGGGGTGGCTGGCGAACCGTGACGTAAAGATACCGAAGGATGAACAGTTGTTTGCCGAGTTGGCGTCACCGCGTTACACGTTTACCTCGTCGGGTAAGATGCAGGTGGAGAGTAAGGAAAGCATGAAGAAGCGCGGGCTTCCGTCACCAGATAAGGCGGACGCCCTGTGCCTATGCCTCGCCACCGATATATCGACGATCATGCACGGATACTCGATGGCCAACAAGTCGGGGGCCTTAAAGCGGAACATCAAGGGTGTTGTTTGACATAAGCGAATGATGTGTTATATTTCTTTTGCCCGGCAGGTTCCTCCTCTCCCTCTCCCTGCCGGGCGACTAAGGATGTGCGCGGCTAGGCCGGTAATAGCGACAAGACGATGTGGCTCCTTCGTCTAGAACGCCGCCATCCTACTTTTTTGCTTTTCTGTGAAGTATAGGGTATAGGCCCGTAACAGGGAGCGTATCCGTGGAAACAAAAACTTGTCCGAAATGTGGCGAAGAGAAGCCGACTGACAACTTCCATGCCCAAAGGCGTACATGTAAGAAGTGTATGCGCGCTTACCAACAAGCCTTCGCCGCCGCACGCCCCCATTACCACCGCGACCGCAATCTTCGGCGCAGATACGGTATTAGTAACGATGAGTACCAAACAATCGTCGCCAATCAGAATTTCGCTTGCCCTATTTGTAAGGTAGAAATATCTGATACATTAGCGTATAGAGATAAACGATCAGTTGTCGTAGACCATAACCATGAGACGGGGGATGTTCGCGGCATACTATGTTCGGGGTGTAATTTAGTTCTTGGCCACGCGAGAGAGAGTACAGAAATTCTTTACCGGGCCATTGTGTATTTGAGTGAACGCGGCGCGTATACGCCGAAGAAATAGGTTTGGTTGCATGGTCGCAAAGCGTTTTCAAAATCCGAAGGGTGGCCTCAACGAAGCGGGCCGCAGCCATTTCAAGAAGACCGAAGGGGCGAACTTGAAAGCGCCTGTTAAATCAGGCGATAATCCACGGAGGGCGTCATTCTTAGCGCGTATGGGAAACATGCCGGGGCCGGAGCGTAATGCGAAAGGCGAACCAACCCGCCTTCTCTTATCTCTGCAAGCGTGGGGTGCGTCATCTAAAGCAGACGCGAAGTCCAAAGCCAAAGCCATATCAACCCGAAACAAGGGGAAGTCGAAATGAAGAAACCTACTAAAGCCGACAAGAAAGTGGCTAAGGTCATGGGCGAATTTAAGCGCGGCACATTGCACGCTGGCGTAAATCCTAAAGGCCCCGCAAAGGCTCCCTTGGCTAAATCGCGCAAACAGGCTATAGCTATTGCCCTGTCCGAAGCTGGCAAGTCCAAAAAGAAGTAAGGCTAAAATATGGCGTATCGCAATAACCGTAAGCCGAGTAAGGCCGACATGGCTAAGAACCAAGGTATGTATCAGGACACCGGGGTTCCCAACGCCAACTCGGAAAACGACGACAGCGAAGATATGTCCGATGAAACTTCTATGGAACTTCCCGACGGTACGGAAGTTTCCATCGAAGGACCAGAGATGGAAGACGAGCAGGTCGAAGAGCCTATATCTGAAGAAGAACTTCAGAACATCGTAATCGCCGAAATCGACGACGCTCAATCCTATATCGACGACGACATCAGCCCGCAGCGTGCGCTTGCGGGCCAGTACTATAAGGGCGAACCTTTCGGCAACGAAGAGGAAGGCCGGTCGCAGGCGATGTCAATGGATGTACGGGATACTGTACAGGCCATGATGCCGTCGATCATGAAGGTATTTTTCGCGGCAAGCAACGTCGTTGAGTTTGCGCCGAACGGCCCAGAAGATGTGGCCACCGCGCAGCAAGCAACGGATTACGTCAACTACTGCCTAACACGCGATAACAACCTATTCAACGAATGCTATTCCACATTCAAGGATGCCCTGATCCGTAAGAACGGTATCATGAAAGTCTGGTGGGATACTGAGAAAGATGTCACGACCCACTACTTCACGGGTCTGGACGAGGCTACCTTCTCGGTACTTCAGTCCGACCCTACCGTCGAAGTTAAGAACGTAGAAATCACCTACGGCGAAACTATCACCATGACGCCGATGGGCGAAATGATGCAGCAGACCCCGCCGACCTACGACTGCACTGCTGTCCGCACAACAGAGAAGGGCCGCTTACGCGTTCAATCCGTACCGCCCGAAGAGTTCTTGATTGACCGCCGTGCGCGTTCCATCGAGACAGCCGAGTTTGTAGCCCACCGTCGTTACGTTACCGTGTCTGATCTCGTGAAGATGGGCTACGATTTCGATGAAGTTCAAGACCTTGGCTTCGAAACGCTAGACGACTTCGAAGGTAACCAAGAAACCTTTGACCGTAACCCGCAAGCGTTCGTTCAAATCACAGGCCGCACAGATACGACATCGCGCAAAGTCCTCTACATCGAGGGATATGTGTATGTTGACATGGACGGCGACGGAATCGCGGAACTTTGCCGCGTCTGCGTTGCTGGCACGGCCAACAAGGTACTGCATTGGGAACCTTGCGACTTTATTCCGTTCGTAGACTTCTGCCCCGATCCAGAGCCGCACACATTCTTCGGCATGTCGATTGCCGACGTGACGATGGACATTCAGCTTATCAAGTCGAATATCCTTCGTAACACGCTGGACAGCTTGGCTCAGTCGATCCACCCACGCACGGGTGTCGTTGAAGGCCAAGTCAACATCGAAGACGTAATGAATACCGAAGTCGGTGGCATCATCCGTATGCGCGCACCGGGTATGGTGCAGCCGTTCACAATGCCGTTCGTCGGGCAGCAAGCCTTCCCGATGTTGCAGTACATGGACGAACTGCGCGAGAACCGCACAGGTATTTCCAAGGCCGCATCTGGCCTCGATGCGAACGCACTCCAGTCTTCAACCCGCGCTGCGGTCGCGGCCACGATTACTGCTGCGGCGCAGCATATCGAACTGATCTGCCGTATCTTCGCCGAAACGGGTATGAAGAGCCTGTTCCACAAGTCGATGCAGCTTATCGCCAAGAACCAAGATGCTCCGCGCATGGTGCGTCTGCGCAATACATTCGTGCCGATTGACCCACGTGTTTGGGACACGAGCATGGATGTCGTTGTCAACGTCGCTATCGGTACTGGCAGCAACGAAGAGAAGATGGCGTTCTTGGGTCAAGTCGCTGCCAAGCAAGAGATGCTCATGCAGATGGGCGCGCCACTGGCCGACATGCAGGGTTACTACAACACGCTGTCTCAGATGATGGCTCTGGCTGGATACAAAGACCCGACTGTGTTCTTCAAAGACCCAGCCATGATGCCGCCTCCTCCCCCGCCTGCACCACCGCAGCCAACACCGGAAGAGATGCTGGCTCAGGTTCAGATGGAATCAATCCGCGCTGACATCCAGAAGAAGGCCGCAGAACTTGAGTTGCAGCGCGAAGAGATGCTGCGCAAGGACGACCGTGAGCGTGACAAACTCGACGCTGATCTTATGATTAAGGCAGCCGAGATTGAAGCCAAGTATGGCGCGCAGGTCAACACGGCCAACATCGAAGCGTTGATGCAGCGCGACCGTGAGGCTTTACGCCAGCAAGGCGAAATGGATCGTGCGGCTATGCAGGCCCAACAGGCCGCGCAGAACGCGCAGATGGCACAGGCAGTTCAGCAAGCACAGATGCCGATGCAGATGCCGCCTGAGATGCCGATGCAACCCGAAATACCACCAGAAGGAATGATGTAATGCCTGTAGCTACTACCCTAGAGGATATGGTTTACGGTGATTATAGCCTTAACAACACCGGAGGCGCACTGTTTGGTGCGGAAACAGTCGGTTCCGATCTTGCTAACACCTTGCTCGGGGGGCCTGCGCAGGGCGGCTCTTACACTGGCGGGGTAGGTGGTGGCTCCAGTCGTACTGAGGAGGAACGCCAACAATCTATACTGGACGTAAATCCTTACGTCAGGCCCGGTGAGAACATAAACCCCAACCCGGTTACAAGTCAGCGAAATAGCGGACAGACTGGCTATTATTTTGCAAACGAACTGGGTTTGCCTGCGAGTTATGGCAACGTTGGTACGGCTCAAGCCGCAGACCCTGCTACATTTAATCCAAATGCGCAGTATACCTCACAACTGCCGGGCTTTGTCCCAGTAGACCCTAACGCCACGTATCGCCTTGTAAGCGGCGGCCTGAACGGCGATGTTGTGTACTCTGGCACTGGCGCAGAGGGTCTGCGCAACGTATTCGTGCAAGCCAACGACCTTACTCTTGCCGACCCTACGAATGCCTACTGGGGTGTCGAAGTCCTTGATCCAGCCACAGGTCAGTACAATCGCGTGGCTGAGAACCGAGGCCCGAATGGCCTTGGCATTATCGGCGACATTGCTGGTTTCGCGCTGCCAATCGCGGCGGCTATCGCAACCGGTGGCGCAAGTCTTGGGGTGCAAATCGCGGCAGGTGCGGCAGCAGGCGGCCTTGGTGGCTTTTTATCAGGAAACGATATTCTAAGATCGGCGCTCCTCTCTGGCGCGACTGCGGGCCTTGGCAACGTCACCGGTCTTAACGAGGCTGTCGGTGGCGTGCTTAACGATGTGGGCGGCGCAGTTAGCGACGCATTTAGCAATGCGTTTGCATCGGGAGCTGCCAATCAGGCTGCGGCTAATGCGACAGAAGCCATCGTTGTTAACGCTCTAACCAATCTTGCGCAGGGCGTAGGTGCTGGCGCGGTTCAAGGTGCTGTGGGTGGGGCTGTTGGTGGGGCGACTGGCGGAACCTCAACAGGCGGGACCTCAACGGGCAACACCACAACGGGCAACACCACAACAGGCACAACCGCAGGCGACACCATTGTTGTTAGCGGGGTAAGACCGGGAGCGGTACTTGATAGTACGACGGGCGCGGTAACGGGAGCCGCGACTGGTGGGTTATTGAATGCGGCAACTGGAACAGGCGGGACCTCAACGGGCAACACCACAACGGGCAACACCACAACGGGCACAACCGCCGACGACACCATTGTTGTTACCGGGGACAGAGCGGGAGCGGTACTTGATAGTGCAACGGGCGCAGCAACCACAGCCGGAACTGGTGGGTTGTTGAATGCGGCAACCGGAACAGGCGGAGCCACAACGGGCACAACCGCAGATGACACTATTGTTGTTAGTGGGGACAGAGCGGGAGCGGTTACGGACACCGCAACGGGCGCGGTAGCGGGCGCAACAACGGGCGGTTTGCTTAATACGTTGGGAGACGTATCCGCCTTAGCCGATAACATTGTTGTTACCGGAAATCGAACTACAGGAGGCAATACTGGAGCGGCAACAACAGCCGGAACTACTGGATTACTGAATACAGCGGATACAGCCGGTAACATTGTTGTTACCGGAAATCGAACTACAGGAGGCAATACTGGAGCGGCAACAACAGCCGGAACTACTGGATTGGTTAATACGGGAACTGGAACGGACACTATTGTTGTTACCGGTAATAGAGCGGGAGAGGTTAGGGACACATCAACGGGCGCGGTAACGAACGCGGCAACAACTGGCCTGCTTAACACGACGACGGGTGGAACCTCAACGGGCGACACCACTACTTCGGGAAACGGTGACACTAACCTAAGCCTATTGGATATTCTAACCCTTCTTGGTGTCGGAGGCGATCTTCTATCAACCCTTCTTAATAACAGCAGCGGCACAGGCACAACATCGACCTACGTTTCCCCATTTGGCACGGGCACGGGCACAGGGCTTGGCACGGGCCAAGATATGCGCGCCAATCCAAACATTACGGATTACGAGCGGTACGGTTTTGGCCCAGAAGCTATGTTCTTTACGCCGAACTACAGCCGCGTTTTTTCAGCAGGAACCCCCGCTACACAAACGCAATCCTCAACGACAACTAACACCAATCGCTAGGACGACGTTGATATAATGGACCCTATTACGAAAGCTAACCACGCAAAGCGTCTTCTTGAGGATGAGATTCTCAAGGAGGCATTCGACGCAGTGGAAAGAGATATTTTTGAAGAGTGGCGTAGGTCAGCCCATACTGACTATAGCGGACGCTCTGACATGTTTCACACGCTCAAAGGACTTGAGCGGTTGAAAGCCCGCCTACAGGCAATCCTTGACGACGGCTTAGTCGCCAAATCAAGGAGTTAACATTTAATAAAGAAGGTGCTATATGACGGAACAAGTCGGCAACCCCAGTGGTGGGATCGGCCTCCACGAAGCAACACTAGCCATCGACCAACTGCTTGGCCCTGATGAGGACACCCAAGACGAGGCCGAGGCGCAAGAGCCTGAAGAGGCTCTGGACGACGCGGAAGAAACTGACGCCGAGAATTACTCGGAAGAAGATGAAGCCGAAGAGTCTGACCCGGATGAAGAGTACGACACAGAAGAGGTTATCGAACAGGAACTTCCTGACGATCTAACCATCAAGGTTAAACTTGACGGTGAAGAAACGGAAGTCACCCTTGACGAACTTCGGAAAGGTTATTCTCGTTATTCGGATTACACACGGAAAACTCAGGCGTTAGCTGAAGAACGTAAGTCGTTCCAAGGCGAAGCCGAAGCGATCCGTATGGAACGCGCTCAATACGCGGAATTGCTCCCCGTGCTTAAAGCACAACTTGAGGTGCAGTCCGAAGCTGAGCCTGATTGGGACAATCTTTATAATGAAGACCCCATTGAGGCGGCGCGGTTAGAACGGCATTGGAATAAGTCTCGTCAGGAACGAGCCGCTAAACTTCAGGCTATTAACACTGAACAGCAGCGGATTGCTGAAGAGATGGCCAAAGAGCAACAGCGGGCATTGGCTAACATTGTGCAGTCAGAGCGCGCCAAACTCACGGAAGTCATTCCTGAATGGAAAGACGAAAGTACAATGCAAAGCGAAGCTAAGGAACTTCGTGAATGGGCTATAAACAATGGGTTTAGCGAACGCGACCTGAATGCACTTGTTCAAGCCAGTCACGTCTCAATCCTGCGCAAAGCGATGATGTTTGATAAGGGTTCGAAGAAAGTGGAAAAGGTGAAAGCACAGCCAAAGAAGGTTGCGCGGATCGTCCGCCCCGGTTCTTCAGGTACTCAAGTCAACACACGTTCTTCCGATGTAAAGAAAGCGTCCCAGCGCCTTGCGCGTACAGGCCGTGTCGCAGACGCAGCGGCCCTGTTGGATAAACTCATTTAATAAGGATGTGAACTAATGGCTATTGTAGCAAATACTTTTACCCGGTACTCAGCTATCGGTATTCGTGAAGACCTGTCGAACGTTATCTATAACATCTCGCCAGAAGAAACTCCGTTCATTTCGAACATTGGCCGCGAAAGCGTCAAGAACACCTACTTCGAATGGCAGACCGACGTTTTGGCCGCTGCCTCGGCTTCTAACGCCGCACTCGAAGGTGACGACATTTCTTCGTTCACTGCTGTCAACCCAACCTCACGCGTTGGTAACTACACGCAGATCAGCACGAAGAACGTCGTAATCTCCGGTACGCTTGAAGCAGTCGATAAGGCTGGTCGTCGTAACGAAATGACCTATCAGCTTGCAAAGCTGGGTTCGGAACTGAAGCGCGACATGGAAAGCGCATTGCTTGCCAACCAAGCTTCGGTTGCTGGTAACACCACCACTGCACGTCGTACTGCTGGTCTGCCTGCATGGTTGACTTCGAACACCTCGTTCGGTTCAGGCGGTGCGAACCCGACTGTTGGCTCGACCCCAACTGCTGCTCGTACCGATGGTACGCAGCGTGCGTTCACTGAGGCCCTGCTGAAGACCGTTATCCAGAGCGTCTGGACTTCGGGTGGTACGCCTAAGATGCTGATGGTTGGTCCTTTCAACAAGACCGCCGCTTCTGCATTCACCGGTATCGCAACTCGCTTCCGCGACGTTCCTGCTGGTAAGCAGGCACAGATCATCGGCGCAGCCGACGTTTATGTGTCTGACTTCGGTACGGTTAACATCGTTCCTAACCGCTTCCAGCGTGACCGCGATGCGTTCATCGTTGATCCTGATTACGCATCGTTGGCAGTTCTTCGTCCAATCCAGAAAATGGACTTGGCGAAAACCGGTGACGCCGAGAAGGCTCTGCTCCTCGTCGAGTATGGCTTGAAGGTAAACAACCAAGCTGCGCACGGTATCGTAGCCGACTTGACCACTTCGTAAGAAGGTCTATTTGGGTGAGGGGGCATAACGCCCCCTCATCTAACTATTGAGGGTTTTATGACTAAACGCCTTATCAACGACGATGCTTTCACCGGCGTCAAAACATTTTACGATTACGATGCCGAGAAGGACGAAGCGATCATCTCGAAAGAGCAGGACGTTTCGGCAATCATCGAGCAGAACAAGCGCGAGTTCAACGCCGCGCCGGAACGCTGGGGTGAATGGACAAAGGTTGGCAGCATCCCGATTTCTGTGTATTATGAACTTGAGCGCCAAGGTATCACACAAGACCAAGAGGCGATGAAGAAGTGGTTGAACGATCCTGACAATCGTTACTTCCGCACAAGGCCGGGGACTGTCTAATGGCGATTACGACGTATTCAGAGTTGAAGACCGCAGTCGCCGATTGGCTCAATCGGTCTGATTTGACGGCGGCTATACCCAACTTTATCTCGCTTGCTGAAGCGCAGATGACCCGCCAAATCCGTCACCGCAAGATGGTGACGCGGGCGACCGCAACTATGGATACGCCGTACTTTGCTGTTCCTACTGACTGGAAAGAAACGATCCGGTTTCAGTTGAACACAAACCCTATCACCCCGCTTGTATTCGTAACGCCAGAGCAACTTCTCGAAGATAGCCAGATGTACAGCGCGGCGAACCAGCCGATGTTCTACACGACTATCGGCCAGCAGTTCGAAGTTCTCCCGCAGCCCGATGGAAGCTACGACGCGGAACTTCTTTACTACGCCAAGCTACCCGCATTGTCGGACGAAGCGCCGACTAATTGGCTGCTTACTGAAAGTCCAGACATCTACCTATACGGCACGCTGATGCAGTCAGCGCCGTATCTGAAGGAAGATGAACGTACTGGCGTCTGGGCTTCTATTTATGAGAAGCTGGTAGAAGATATGCGTATCGCTGATGAGCGTGCCCGTATTGGTTCGTCTAAACTTAAAGCACGGATAAGGACTTTCGGATGAGTTTTTCTAATTATCTTGAGAACAAAGTTCTCGGTCATGTGTTTGGTGCAACGCCATACACCGCGCCTGCTACTCTGTATGTCGGTCTTTTTACGTCTGATCCCGGCGAAGGCGGCGGTGGTACGGAAGTCTCCGGCGGCTCTTACGCTCGTCAGACGATTGCGTTCACAGTCACGACCAATCAGGCGTCCAATACAGCGGCGGCTGAGTTCCCAACTGCGACTGCATCATGGGGCACAGTGACCTATGCTGCTGTCTTCGATGCGGCCACAAGCGGCAATATGCTTGCCTATGGTGCGTTGACCACGAGCAAGACGATTGCAAGCGGTGACGTTCTCCGTATTCCTGCGGGCGACTTCGACATCAATCTGGACTAATTAGATGGCTGGCTACGGCAGCGGTCTTTACGGCGACGGGCCTTTTTCTACTGCCAGTATCCCTGCGGGATACGGTAGCGGATTATATGGTATTGGCAGCTACGGCGAAGACCCCATTGAGGCGTCCGTATCTGTCAGCGCCGCGTCCAGTGCTGCCGTCTCCGCGCAAAGTATCCTGCTTGCCGCTGTCTCTGACACAGCAACATCCTCCGCGACTGTAGCCGCGCAGCAGGTTACGACCATTGCAGTTACGGCCAACGCTGCGTCGAGTGCGTCTGCATCGGCGCAACGCATCCAGAACGCCGCTGTGGCCTCTACAGCGACATCTAGCGCGGCGGTGGCGGCAACTTATGTCCAGTCCGTTTCTTGTGTCTCTAACGCCGTCTCCAGCGCCTCTGTATCGTTGCAGGGCGTGTTCAATATCAACGCCACATCGAACGCAGTCTCATCGACAAGCGTGTCTGTGGTCCGCAAGACGACGACATCTGTCACTTGTAACGCGCAATCTAGCGTCGTCATTGACGCCAAGAAGAAGTGGGAGCCGCAGCCGATCACGCCGGAAACGTGGACGGCTGCGAGTGATACATCTGAGACTTGGACACCCGTCGAAGTAATTGCAGAAACTTGGACACCACAATCAATAACAAGCGAGACATGGACGCCAATTTCTGTTACAGAAGAAATATGGCAGCAAGCTGCGTGAGGAATTAAATGGCTGATACAACCACAACAAACCTTGGATTGACTAAACCTGAAGTTGGCGCATCCGCCGATACTTGGGGAACAAAACTCAATACCGATCTCGATCAACTCGACGCGCTCTTTGCTGCGAATGGCACAGGAACGTCTGTCGGCGTAAACGTCGGCGCGGGCAAAGTGCTGACTATTGCGGGTAACGTGTCCGCCAATGGCGCTACGCTTAGCCCAACGGAACTTAGCTACCTCGATGGCGTGACATCCGCCATCCAGACGCAGCTTAACGCCAAAGCAGCCTCTGGCGCTAATACTGACATTACCGCACTCGACCAAGATGTCACTGTTACGGCTACGGGAACTATAGCTGCGGATAGCATTGGCTATCGCGGCTTGCCGCAAAACGCCCAGACCGGCGCGTACACGCTGGCGTTGTCTGACGCGGGCAAGCAGGTTTCCAACACGACCGGCGGTTGGGTCATCCCAGCCAACGCCTCTGTCGCGTTCCCTGTCGGCACAGCCATCGCCCTATATAACAACAGCGGCAGCAACCAGACAATCAGCATTACGACCGACACACTGCGCCAAGCGGGAACGGCCAACACAGGCTCACGCACACTGGCGCAATACGGCCTTGTGACTTGCGTAAAGGTTGCTTCTACAACTTGGGTGATTTCAGGCGCAGGATTAACTTAATGACTGGCATTATGTGCGCCTTGGCGGGGATGGGTAGCAGCAAAGCGCCTTACTCTTCCAGTTATCTCGTCATCGCAGGGGGCGGAGCCGGTGGTAGTGGTGGCTCTGGTGGTGGTGGTGGCGGTGCGGGT